AACGGTTATGCCGTTCTACGTTTTTTACCAGCACCAGAAGGTGAGGATATTCCGTGGGCAAAAATCTATTCCCATGCATTCCAAGGACCAGGTGGTTGGTACATTGAAAACTCTTTGACCACAACTGGTGGCAAGGATCCTGTTTCCGAATATAATCGTGAATTATGGAATAGTGGTAATGAGTCAGATAAGGATGTAGTGCGTAAGCAGAAGCGTAAGCTCTCTTACTATGCAAACATCTATGTCGTAAAGGATCCAACAAATCCTCAAAATGAGGGTAAAGTCTTCTTATATAAATTTGGTAAGAAAATCTTTGATAAGGTCATGGAATCCATGCAACCTGAATTTGAGGATGAGACTCCTATCAATCCTTTTGACTTCTGGCAAGGTGCAAACTTCAAATTGAAGATCGTTAAGAAAGATGGTTACTGGAACTATGATAAGTCAGAGTTCGATGCAGTATCTCCATTGCTTGATGACGATGATGCACTTGAAGCATTATGGAAGAAGCAGTATTCACTTGCTGCTGTTACCGCACCAGACCAATTCAAGTCATATGATGACCTGAAGAAGCGTTTGGACTATGTTTTAGGACAGAAGCAACCTGCACGTCGTATAGACGAAGAGGTAGCAGAGGAAGATAACAGTCGTGGTTCTTATGCACCAGACTTTAATGCTCGTAAAGAACCCGTGGCTGCTGCTCCTGTAGCATCTGCTAGTTCAGATGAGGATGATGCTCTTTCTTATTTCCAAAAACTTGCAGAGGAATAATTAGGAATATAATCTAATATTTTCCCCTCTTACTAAGGTTTCACTCAGATACTGGGTGGAACCTTCTTTGTATGGCATGGAATCTTCTATATCATTGATAATTACATTGAGATATTCTGCTTTTAAAACATAGATATTTCGTTTTTCATCTTCAATCTTATTCTCATAAGTTTGGTTAGTTATTTCGGTAGTTATATTTGATGCTGTGGTATAGGATCCAAGGTCGGCATCATAAAATTCAATAGAGTAGTTTTGAGGTACTTTAAGTCCTTTTGGTACAATAACCGTCTTAGCAGTATTTCTTACTTCTGTGGTTTCATAGTGATGAACGGCATGTATTTCTTCCTCACTTCCATATTTGGAAATTAGAAAATTATAAAATGATTGATGGTCAAGAGGCCATTCTGTTTGTATATTGGTAATATTATTAGAAAGAAGGACAACCCAATCTAAGGTTTCATCCTCATATACATCAAATGCCACATTATCAGGACGATCATCCCCTATAATTTGATACTTTGTAAAATAGGTTAAATCATTAAAAATATCATTTTTCAATTTACCTCTTTTAAAGAGGTTTTTTACTTTTTGGTATTCTGAGATTTGTTTGGTGTCAGCAGTACGACTGACATATTCAAAATCTGGAATGTTACGGAAATAAGCTGGCATTTTAGTATCCTATTACTTGATCTTTGTCTTTATCTAATTCACTGTAATCACTATCATATATAGGATCAAGTTCACTGAACTGCATGGTAAGTTGATAAGAAGTTAGGGTTCTATAGGGATCATCATAGGTCATATAGGTTCCATCAGGAGTATATTGAATATTACATGAAGTAAGAGCACATGTTTTAATAATATTGATTGAGGGATGAACTATTTCTGTACCATCTGTATTAAAGGTTTGATATTGTATATCAAAGACATTAGGTGCTTTAAGGAAAACATTAGAAGATGATGTTTTAACTGACATTCCTTGTTTAAAGAATCTAATAATTTTTCTTATTTGATCTGCTTCCTTTGCATCTCTGGCAGATAATTTAAATGAAAATCCAAAACTTCTTAATTTTGGGCCACCAAAAAGCAGTTCTAAGTTAGGGTTTAGTATTGCACCAGTTGTTCTGGATAATAATCCTTGAGTACCTACTGCTTGTTGTGCAAGATAGACGTTAATAGCAGATTGTAGATCACTCCCTACTTGTCCTGCCATATCCATTCTTGCTCTATTTAAAGAACCAGCAGCTGTTCTAAAAGCATCAGCAATATCTCCTGATTGTCTGACTTGTTGGAATATACCGAGTGCAGATGCTCCTGCAAGTGCTTGAATAGGATTTAATTTTCCATCATTCCAATCTACTGCACTGGTATCTTCAATTCCTGTGACAACGGGAAGAGTTACTGAACCTCTTACTTTTTTGACTTTTCTTTGGAATGTTTTTTCTCCTGATGTAATAGTTGCATCTATTTTTGTTCCTTCAGTATATTTCTGAGTGAATCTAACTCTATCTTGTTTATTGGTTCTTAAATCTTCAGGATAAGAGAAATGACCATATTGTTTTCTAAATCTCCGTCCTCCAATGGATACATCGATTGTTGTATTGGTAAGATCATATTCAATTTTTGGATTTTTTCCATTTTCACCAGTGCCTGTGGTATTAGTATCGGTAGAGGTATCTGATGTGGATTGATTATTATTACCTGATGCGATTCCTAAAGATGTTTTTTCCGAAGCGGAAAGAGCAGGAAGACCTGCAGATCCCATTTGTCCTTCCCAATAGGTTACAGGATTTTTAGTAGTTTGTTGAATAGATCTTTTATCTCTTTGTTGTAAACTTGAAGCACTCTCATTAAGAGTTAAAGCACCTGTTTTTATATCTTTTGTTCCTATTAATGTAGCAACAGATAAATCACTAGAATCTGATGCATATAAATCAAGACTAAATGTACGATTTGGATGTGTACCAGAAACACTCAACTCACTATAATAATACCACTTTTCATCATTATTAGCCCCTAACAATGAGTGATTTAAATATTTGGTTCCGCTTTGGAGAGTTGACATTATATTATTTTTTAGTTATTTATAGAGTCGTGAGGAAATATGCATATGATACATTACGTAAGTCATTTATTTCACTAGGTCGAACCACATAGAGGACTCCTCCAATCTCTTCCCATGTGTAGTTCCTGAATTTACCCCAGTGATAATTGAGGCCTCTGAATCCCCATCTTTGGATATCAGTTACTGCAACAAGAGGATGTTGATCATATTGAAGTCTAGGGGTTTTTGCCGTGTAGATGAAAGTATAATACTGCCCTACATCAGGCACTACTTCAGTATCACTTAATGTATCCATAATAAGAAGCATCTTCTCTTCAGGATCAGTGAGACTTTTCAATTCATCCATGATAGGTTCAATTCTGTTATCACCTACCTGTTGTTCATATTGTTCAAAGTAACCTTCTAATTCATCTGCCATTATAAATTCCTAGTTCTTGTTCAGTAATAATTTTAAATTCAATTTTTCTATCATTACAAAATTCTCTTGCTGCTTTCCATTTAGCTGTATTGACAGCATAGGTTTTGCATTCATAGAGATATGATTGAGTCACTTTCTTTCTTTGTTTAGGAGGTCGAGTTTGTTTTTTAGGTTTTACCTCAATCACATAAGTTTTAATTTGACCTGTGCTTTCTTTGACTTTGATAAGAAAGTCTGGATAGTAACGATGAAACCGATTATCAACAGGAGAGACATATTTAATAAAAAATTCTTCACTGGCCCACTCAAGAATATTCTCATTCAAATCGCAGTAGTTGCAGAATTTGGTTTCCCATGTACTACGACATATAATATTATTTGGATTTCCCTTGTATTTTCTGGGAAAAGAGGGTCTGAATAAACTCTTTTTACTTTCTCCCATTATACATAATATATCAGTAGTAGTATTTATAGGAATATGGTCACTCCAAGACCGCAAAAGAAAGTATTAGCAGATTTAAAGGCATCTATTTTAAATCCTGCACTTACTTCGCATTTTCAATGTTGGTTCTATCCTCCTTCTGCAGTAAGAGCACTTTTACCCACGGGAGAAGTGCAGGATGATCGAATGTGGTCATTATCTTGTGCAGAAGCTGCATTACCAGGAACTTCATTGGCAACGAATGAACTTCTGAATGATCATACGGGTGTAACAGAGAGACATGCATATAGAAGACAGTATGATACTACATCTTCATTTACGTTTTATGTAGATCATGATTATAAAATTATTAATTTCTTTGAGAAGTGGATTGGTTATATTGTAAATGAACAAAACAGCACTGCAGACAATTATTTTTATAGAGTAAATTTTCCTAAGTTATATCAAACATCTATTTACGTTAAAAAGTTTGAGAAGGATTATGAGAGAATATTGGAATATAGGTTCTTAAAGGCCTATCCTATTAGTATTAATACGATGCCTATAACTTATAATGCATCTGAGTTATTGAGGTGTACAGTTAATTTTAACTTCTCTCGCTATTTGGTAGAAACAATGAGTAATGTTCCTGTGGTTGGACTACCTTATTTTCCTGATGGTGATCCTGTTATGGGCCCACTCCCTTTAAATAATCCTCCCATAGGTATAACTTTAACCGTTTAATAACCACGCTAAATAAAACACACTGAACTCTTTGTAAGATATTATGCCATTACCAAAGATTGCGACACCGACGTATGAGTTGGAATTACCTTCGACCAGAAAACCTATACATTATCGACCATTTTTAGTTAAAGAAGAAAAACTTTTAGTTCTTGCATTAGAAAGCGAGAATACAAAAGAAATAACAACTGCAATTAAAAATGTAATTAAAGCTTGCATTAAAACAAGAGGAATTAAAGTAGAAACTCTTCCTACTTTTGATATTGAATTTTTGTTTCTGAATATTCGTGGTAAGTCGGTAGGAGAAGATATTGAGGTTAATCTTATTTGTCCTGATGATAAAAAGACACAGGTTCCTGTGACTATTAGTATTGATGATGTTAAAATTCAAAGAACTGAAGGACATACTAATAAGATTAAATTAGATCCAACTTTAATGATGGAAATGAAGTATCCATCTCTTTCTGAGTTTATTAAAAATAATTTTGAGTTTAATGAAGAGAATGTAATGGATCAATCATTTGATATGATTGCTTCTTGTATTGATAAAATTTATAATGAAGAAGAAGTATGGGCCACTGCGGATTGTACTAAGAAGGAAATTACTACTTTCTTAGAATCAATGAATACTAATCAATTCAAAGAAATTGAAAAGTTTTTTGAAACAATGCCGAAACTTTCTCATAAAGTGAAGATTACTAATCCTAACACAAAAGTAGAAAGTGAAGTGGTAATGGAGGGATTATCTAGTTTTTTCGGCTAGCTCTAGTCCATATGGATCTAGAGAATTACTATAAACTGAATTTTTCTTTGATTCAGTATCATAAATATTCATTAACTGAGATTGAAAACTTGATCCCTTGGGAGAGAGACATTTATGTTGAATTACTTCGAGCACATCTTGAAGAAGAGAAACTAAAACAGCAACAAGCATCATAATGGCTATAACCGTTATTAATCCATCAATTACAAAGATTTTATTGGATCTCGGAATTGATCCAATAAATCCGTATGATCCTGAGAATGCAGAAGACACTTATATGTCTGCAGTCAGGGAAGGTATTAATACTATTGAGTCTGCCACAGGAGGAAAAGGAGATAGAAGAACAAGAATATTAAGACAAGAATTTCAAGGATTACTTTCTAGAAAAAAAGGAAAAAAAGTAGTAGATGTTTCTAAATTATTAGTAAAGAGAAGTGTAATACCCACTAACAAAATACGGCCTCAAGCATTACTTCCTCCAGCACAGGGAATATCTGGTGGAGATTCTCAAAATAATGTAATTGGAAATTTATTAGGAAGTATATTAAAAATTCTTCAAAAGGATAGTAAGTTAGAGAAACTTCAGTTAGCGGAGGCTAGAAAACAAAGACAAAGAGATAGAAGAGAAGCAAGTGAAAAAAGAATAGAAAAAATATTCAAAGGAACAGGTGCTGCTGCTCGTGCAGGCCAAAAGGTGGTGGATAAATTAACTTCTCCTTTTGCATCTATATGGAAGAGACTTACTGAATTCCTTAAATTTACTGTCTTAGGAACCTTATTTAACAAAGCATTAAATTGGTTTGGAGAAAAAGAAAATCAGGAAAAAATGGGAAGAGTGGTTAGATTCTTAAAGTTTTGGTGGCCTTCTATCTTAGCAGGTTATCTTGCATTCTTTACACCTTTAGGAGGATTGGTTACTGGTGTGATTGGATTATTGGGACTAGCTCTTCCTGCTTTATCAGGACTAATTGCAGCAAATCCTATTTTAGCTGCTGCTCTAGCGGCTGGTGGGTTGGTATTGGGTGCTAAGGCTTTAGATGGAGATTTTTCAGGAAAAGAAATGTCCGAAGAAGAGAAAGCATCAGCAAAAGAAAAGGCAGAGACAGTTCTCGCAGATGATTTTCTTCCTCTTTTAAGGAATAAAGGTGGAGTGGTTCCTGGTTCTGGTAATAGAGATACCGTTCCTGCAATGTTAACTCCAGGTGAATTTGTAATGAGTAGAGGGGCAGTGAGTAGATTTGGTACTGGAATGATGGCAGCAATGAATAGTGCAGGTGGTGGAACCAATAAGGGTGGACCTATGTATGAAGGGGGTGGTCTAGTAGGTGATCTTTCATCGATGAGAGAAAAAACAGATATTAGCAAAAGTAATTTTACATCATCTAAAGCAAGTGGAACGGTTCCTGTTAGTATTCCAATAAAAATTAAATCTGTGAGCAATACACAAGTATTACCTACAATTAAAAAAGAAAAAAAAGACGAATCAACAAAACAACCTACTAATACTATTCCTACTTTTAATATTATAAGTTCTTCTGAGTCTAGAGCCGTTACTTTAGTATCTTTAGGTATTGAGGAGACCTTATAATGGCAACATCACTTTTACCTAAGGCTACAATAGGAGTTAAGAAGACCACTATCAATAGTGCAGTCTTGCGTGAGTTAAAACCAGAGAAATCAACTGGATCAACTCAATCAACGGGAATTGAGAGAATAGGCCCGAAAGATTCTTTTATAGAAAAATTAACAGGAATAAGAAACTTCCACTTGAAAAGATATGAAAGTAATCTCTTTACTTTTGCGGAAGAGAGAAAAAGGTTGCAAGAAGAGAGGATACGGGAGAGAGAAGAAAAAATAGAGAAACCATCTAAAAAGAGGATAATAAGTATTGGAGCTCCTGCACCTGCCAAAAGTATTTTTGATTCCATCGGTAATTTTCTGCTTTTTACAGCAGGAGGGATTTTATTCAATAGATTTGCTGATCTTGAAAAATCATTTGGGGCAATACAGAAAACCTTAGAGGGTATAGGTAAGGGGATTGAAATCGTTGCTGATATTGCAGGTAACTTTACTAATTTCATTGATTCTGCAGTAAAAGGGTATGATGACTTTCTACAAAAAATTGAGGATGTAAGTGGATTTGATAAGAAAAAGATTGAAAAATTTATGGAGGATTTTAAGTATGTAATAAATGGAGCAGTTATTGCCGCTATTCTGACAGTAAGAGCTCTTCCATTGTTTGTGAGTAGATATTTGCGTAATCGTTTGAGAAAAACACCTCTTAAAACTCCTACATCAACTACTACAAATATTCCAAAATCTGGACAGTTTGGAGGAGGTGCGAAAACTGGTATTGATTTAGCTAAAGGCACTCGTACCATAGGGGGTAAAGTAGTTTCGGCTAAGAGTGCTTCAAGATACACAGCATCAGTCACAAGATTCATCTCAGGAAAAGCTAATGCGGGTGATATGCTGCGATTACTTCGTAGAGGATTCTTCAAACCATTGGCAAGGTTTGCTACACCGATTTTCGAGAGGATTCCTATAATCGGTGGAATAATTGATTTTCTTGTAAATTTTTTCCTATTTAAAGAACCTTTAGGGAAATCTCTATTCCTATCAGCTGGTTCAACTTTAGGAGGTTTTATTGGAGGATTGCTTGGTGCAGTTGCTGGCCCTCCTGGTGTTGCAGCTGGAGCTGTATTAGGTGGTATTGGTGGTGATTGGGCAGCACGGGGTTTATATGATGTAATATTTGGTGATGATAGTCTTCAACAAATATCTGGTATCGATGAGTATGCAGATTATGATCTGATGACAGAGACTAATAACATTTTCATTCAACCCGTAGAAACATGAGTATTACCGCTTTACAATTTAAACAGTTTTTAATCACATCTAATTCTGAGATAGATCCTGCGACGGGAAAAAATAAGACAGTGGATCTTAGATCAGGTACTCCTCGTTTTGAGTATCGTGAGAGTGTTTTTCTGCCTTATGTTGAAATAACTGCATATGGTGTGGATACTGGTAATACTTTACCTGCAGATGATGGAACTGGTGCAGGAGTAGGCTTGTTAGATAGTGGTTTTGGTCAAGGAACAGAGACTGTTCAATTTAGCATTGAAGATGCAAAAGGAAATAGAATTAATTTATCTAGAGATAATGATTTAAGGGTTGGTGCATGGAGTAATGACCATCAAGGATTTAAAAGTAATAGTTATAAGATAACTATCGTATCAAAAGAGGCCTTTGATAATACTTTACTTAAGAATAGGTGTGGGGGTGGAGAGGAGAAGACAGATATGAAATATAGTGGGAGAATATCTGATATTGCAAGAGCGATTATAAGAGAAAATTTAAAGTCTCCCAAATGGCAGTCAATGAATACGGATGAAACTTTAGATGAGTACCATGCATTTGGCCAAGACAGAACTCCTTTTGAGATGATTTTAGATCTCCAACAGTTATCTATTCCTAACATTCAAACATCAAAAGGTAAGTCATCAAAAGGAAATACTGCTGGATATCTTTTCTTTCAAACGGCAAATGGTTATCAGTTTAAATCCTTAGATAAACTTTTTGAGACTCAAGAAAATAATACCAAAGATGCTACAGGTAAAACTATTCGTAAATACATTGAGAATAGTAAATCTGATGATGATAGAACTGACTCTATACCTGTGGGTTTTGATGGTAAAATTTTATGGTCTAATATGTCCAAGAGTGTGGATGCACTGACACAATTTGAGAATGGTGCATGGGCATCTAAATCATATATTTTTAATGAGGTTACTAAGGAGGTTGAAGTACAAACTCTTCAATCATCCAATAAAGGAAATGGAATTACGGGAGGAAGATATTTACCTAAACTAAATAAAGATTATGTAGATAGTAACGGAGCTCTTCCTACTTTAAAAACACATGGGAGACAAGCAGTAGGTCAAACTGTGAAAGGATTTGACAGTATAGAGAAACAGGTTGAAAAAACTGATCAAATCAACTATAATAATAATGAAATAATCTTACAGGCACATCAGAATTATAGACAAAAAATGAATACATCAGCTGAGATTGTTATCGCAGCTGATCTTAGTTTACGTGCAGGAGACTTAATTTATATTTTCTTTCCTGAACTTTCTACCAAGGTAACTACTGTTGGAAGTAATACTTGGAAAAATGGCATATATATGATAGCAGATTTATGTCATTTTGCTGAAGGCACTAAATCATTTACTGGTCTGCATTTAGTAAGAGATGCTTATGGAGTTAAAACATGACTATTAAACACGACTTAGAACATGAGGTCTACATTGACCCCAAAGATGGTAAAGAGCATACTAATCATGGTATGCATGAGTACACTAAGGAAGATTTAGAAAATGTTCATGCTGATTATGATGTTTATCATAAGGATGATAAAGTAGATGCAAATGAAGGTAAGATCAATGACTATCATACACGGCATGAGGATACTCATCTAGAAGTTTATTGTGATAATCATCCTGATGCGGATGAGTGTAAGGTATACGACGATTAACACTTAATGGAATCCCTCAATCAAAAAATAATAAAGAGGAAAACTGTATATGAGAATACCCGTAAGGGTACTCTCAAGTTGGCTCAGATTGCCGATAATTCAAGTTATCGTAGAAGTCTGCAGCAAAAGAAGCAGGAGAAAATAAGAGGGGGTTATGCGATTCCGAAATATAAGATTAGAATATTAGGAGAGCACAGTGGGAGTATTCGCTCTCAGGCATTACCTTGGGCTAACCCTCCACAATATAGTGGTACTAACCCGATGGTTAGCACAGGTAATCCTTTCTTTCCAAAGAGTTCTTGGGTATATGTTTATTTGGATGAAGAAAGTAATGAATACTTTATAGATAGACCTTCCCCTAATACCGTCTGTAAGCAAGATCCTAAAGAGAGTGGATTTGAGGCAGGAGATACTTATCTTCTAATTCCTGACACCATGTATAAGGGTAACAAAATCCCTGAATGTGCGACTGTCTTCAACTCTCAGGTAGATGGTGAAATTGATGAGAAACAAGATAATCAAGAAATAATCTATTTTCCTTCGTGGTGTGATTCTAAGAAGGGTGGGAGTGCTGGTGTAGGAATTCAACTTGAAGTTGAAAAGACTATTAAGATAAAAGAAAATTTAGAAAATGCGGTAAAACCATTTAAAGATTTTAAAATTGCGATTGATAATGCTAATAAAAACTTAGTAGGTGTAGGAGATACACGAGGATTTTTCCAAGCTTTAAGGCAAAATGATGTAACTATTGCAAGTTTTAATAATAGTATAGCAATATATCAAAAGAATCTGGCAAATGCAGCAAAAAATATAGCAGGCTGGGTTGCCGATATAATGAAGAATGTGTTGGAAAAGATGTTAAGGAAATTGAGTATCGGAGGAAATATTGCAAAGGGTCTTGCTCCAACTTCGGGTAGATTCGTAACGAATGATATCTGGAACAAAGCAATGAAAGCACTTGCATGTGCATTCAATAAGGCATTAAAATTCTTACCCGATTTAATTTTAAAAGCACTTGTATCTTTTCTTGGGAAGGCTGTAAATGCTACCAAGTGTTTAGTAGAGAATTTTATTGGTAGTTTTATTGGTCAACTTTTAGGACAATTAAGCGGATTAATTAATTCTGTATTAAAGGGTGTAAGTAGTGCATTGTTTAAACTTTCATCTACCATTGGTGCAGGACTGGATCTTATAGATGCAATAGGATCGACGTTAGAAAGTCTTTTAAGTATTTTTAAATGCGAAATTGAATATTGTGTGGGTAAGGATAAGGTTGTAAAGTGGAGTATTATAAATGGCCCAAAACCTGAAAAAAATATACTAGATTTTAAGAATATATTTGATAAGGCAAAAAAAGTAGGAGAAAAGTTTCAGGATTTAGCAGATATTCCTAATGATATTGCTGATTATCAGTGGAATTTTGATGCGGATGAGGCATTGCAAGAAATCTATGATAAGTGTGATGCAGGCCCTATTTTCTGTGGAACTCCCAGTGTTACTTTCTGGGGTGAAACAGGTTCAGGAGCATCAGGAAATGCTGTAGTATCTGCAACAGGAGATATATTAGGAGTAGATATAACCACTTCTGGTGATTATGCTGCAGATGCTCAACTTTTGATTGATTTTGATGATCCTTGCAAAAATGGTAATGGAGGCACAGGAACGGTTATTATAGGACCAATCACAGGAATAGGAACAGTTGGGGTGGGTACTACTGGTGGAATAACTGGAATCATCACTGATGGAACTGGTGGGGGAGCAACAGGAGGTCAGTTTGGTCAGGGTACAACAGCAGGAATAGGAATTACTTATCAGGTAACTGTAAATGCAGTGGCAGTTGGAAATAGATTCTTTATTGATGATAAACAACAAAAGACTCTTACATTCGAGAGAGGTAATACTTATATTCTAAATCAGGAACACGTTTCTAATAATGGTCATCCTTTAAGATTTTCTGAAACTAAGAATGGAACATGGGGAGGTGGGGTAGAATATACAAGAGGAGTAACAATTGATGGAATTCCTGGACTAGGAGTATCTGCTACGGATACAGCTTATTCTAGAATGGTGGTTAATAATAATACTCCTGATAGGTTATATTACTATTGCGAAAATCATTCTAAGATGGGTGGTATAATTAATGTTGTAAATCCAGAAAAAGAAATTGTCCCCATTACTGGTGGAAAAGATGCAACTGTGGAAGTCGCAGCTGTTAACCCATCTGGAGGTATAATTGCTGTTAAGAATCTTAAAGGAGGAACAGGATATAATGAATGTATGCAAAATGTTCCTACACAAGGAGGTAGTGGGACAGAATTAGCGGTAAATATCATTAAAACCGAAGGAGGTTCTATAAAATCACTTAGTATTAATAGCAAAGGGAAAAAATATGAGGTAGGAGAGATTGTTACTATTGTAGCTAAAACTGCTTCAATAAAAACTGTTGAAACTCCTACTAAATTTGGTGTTACTAAAGTTCTTATAAATTCATCGGGATATGGATATCTTCCAGCACCTGATGGATCTTTAGGTGGAATGAATAGAACATGGGCAAACAGATGTCAAACAATAGTTCAAAGAAAGAATCTTGATTGGGATTCACCTTATTCAGAAGGAGATTTAATTAATCTATATTCTGGAGATTGGGTTCAACTTCCAGGTAAATCTAAAGTTTATATTGATGATAGTTTTGATGCTAGTAAATTACCTGGAGCACAGATCACAGGTGTAAGCAGTTATATTCCTAAAGATATGAGTGAGTTTCCTCTCTCAGATAAAACAGGAAAAACATCAACTTCCACTATAAGTTATGATTTTGCCACTGCAACACTGATACCTACTTTTGCTCCTGATGGTTTATATGATTGGCAAGGAAATGGCCCAACGGGAATAGCACGTAGTGATTCTAGTAATCCTGCTGTTAATTCAGATATAGCAGATTGGAATTTTTATTTAAATGGAGAATATTTGGGATTATTCCAACAAAATCTTTATTCAGAGGCTCCTCAAATTAGAATAGGTGATATTGCATATAGAGTAGGAACTCCAAGAAGTTATACTGTAACTGATCCATATGCTGATCAGATACCTTGGGTCAGAACTGCAGATGTTTTACCTCCTAGTAATTGGGTTTTAACTGATTCTCAAGGATGGGCTCCTTTCTTGAAAAATTATGGAGTTTATCCTTCTACTAGTGATCCACAATACGGTGTGTATGGAACAATGAGTGCCACATGGAGAGTCGCTACCTTTACTCCAGGCATTTATACCTTTGAAATGCAAGCAGATAATGTGGGAACTATTTACATGGATGGTGTTAAATTAGGATCAACGCAACCTTATGCTGGTCATAATCGGTTTACTGTTTTTAATTTTCAGACTGCTAATTTAGAACCCCAGATTCATGAGATAAAAGTTGAAATTGAAAACTATGTTCATAGAGATGGTATTGTACGTCCTTTTGAAACAAACCCTGCTGCAGTTGCATGGGTGTTAAAAGATCCTTATGGAGCTATTATAAAAACTTCATTGGATCAATATGGAGTGGATGAGAATTATACTGATATACTTTATGGTTATGAGAGTTATTTCAGTATTAAAGGATATAATGTCAAGGTAGAAGAGGATGAAATTATAGGGGAATGGTTTAATTGTGAAGATGATTATAAGAAAGCACTACTTTTAGGATTTACTGATTGCGATATAAGAGCATATCTTGAGGCAAATCCTGATATATTACTAGATGCTTGTATGCAAGGAAAATTAGATGATGATAATTGGGGAAGATGTGATGGAGATTTAATGGTTTCTATTACTGCGCCTGGATGTCCTAAAGATCCTTGTCTTCCTACTGATACTTATCCTGTTATCGTCTGTCTTGATGAAATTATTGTAGAGAATCCTGGATTTTTATTTGATTGTTGTAAGGATACTGTAAAAATTGAACCTGCTAACGGAGCAAAGGCTGAAATCGTGGAATGTGAAGATGGTCAAATTAAAAGAATAGAAGTTACTAATTGTGGTTCAGGATTTACAGAACTTCCTGAAATTTCCATAAATACTGAAACAGGGTTTAATGCTATTCTTAAACCAATTATGAAATTTCATAGTCCTGAAGAGATGGATGTTCCTCTAGGAACTCCTGTGATACAGGTCGTGGATTGTGTGGGGAAGTTTAATTAATGGCTAAATTTAATACTTGGAATCACTTAGAGTTTAATAATACCGAAGGTGGATTATTTCTCACTTATACTAATAAGAATGGAGCAAAAGTTGCTGCTGGTCTTCGACGTATTTTTCCTTCTTACGGTACACAGACTGCACAATGTCTAGAATTAATTGAAGCAGGCCCTTTAGAGGGATCTATAATTGCTCAAACTCCAAAGTCTTTTGTGATTTCATGTGGAGAAATTCCTCCTGGCACAACCACTAATCAAAATGGAGTTGCTGGTGTATGGAATGCTGCAAATGGTGATCTAGTTCTTTCTGCTCCCAAAGGTGCGGTAAGAATAGTTGCTCAAGACATTGAACTTATATCTCATGGAGATCCTAGTGAAGAATCAGATCAAGGGCATGTGAGTATGTATGCCACAGGAGATGTAAGATCTGTAAGTAGCAATATAAAAATGCAGGCCAAAACTGATGTGGCTGTTTCTGCAGAAAGTAATGTTCTTATAGTCAGCACTAATCAAATGACACTTGGAGGTGAAGTAAAAGTTGATGAAGGATCAGATCCAGCAACTATATTCTCTAGTTATGGTTCTGGTACTAAAACTCCATTCCAATGGACAGAGATGATTGAAAAATTTGTTAATGGTCTTAAAGCCGCAGCATCATGATAGGAGGTATTAATTAAATGGACATTCAAAATATTCATGTTGGTAACCAATTACATGTTTCTGCATCATCAGTAGATGGACTTCTACCTTCTCCAGTTTCACCTAATATAAGAGATCCTGTTTGTTTAGGAATAGGTGGTGCTACTATTCCAGGATCTATTTTTGCTAATGGAGTGGTTTTAATAGGGAGTCCTCTATCTTATCCTGCAATTCCCGAAGCATCATTGATGGTTTCGAGAGCGAGTGTTGCGGCTAATCCTTTAGCAGCAAAAGTTCCATCTATCTTTAAGGTAACAACCAAAGCAAATATTCCTCCCAATCCATTGGATGTGATGATTGGGGATCCTGGTGTGGGAATGGTGGGAATGACCCTGAACACTGCAATGATTAATATCATTGATTCTGTGCAAATAAGCATTGTAACTCCTACTCGAAATTCTGCTGGTGTTAAAAATCATGCAGGAGCAACGACAAGAACTGGTGCTGAAGTTGATACTGGTGCAGAAAATCATACGGGAGTTAATATCAACAATGCCAAAACTGTTGATAATACTACCAGAACGGTAGCAACAGTAACTTCATGTCCTGTTTTTAAAGGAAAATTCTTTACAGGAAAGGCAAAATTAGATAAAGGATTTGATATTGAACATCCTACAAGAAAAGGAAAGAGAGTAAGACATATTTGTGTGGAAGGTCCAGAATCTGCCATCTATATAAGAGGTAAATTAAAGGGAACGCACATT